GTACGTGGACGATTGTGCAAATGGGAACCCCAACCGTGGACGATTGTGCAAATGAGTTAGTGCAAACAAACCGTGGACGATAGTGCAAACGCAACTGGTAAAAACTGGAAGCTGGTCTATAAGGCACACGCGGTGCGGTACTCGCCACGCCTGGCACCCGCACCAGCACCAAGCACAAAAGTGTGCAATTGTACAAACAGAAAGAGACGATAATGCAAATACAATTCAAACAATCCATGCTATAATATAGACAGTGAAAGGGAAACGCGAAAACCTTTCAAATATGATGCGATGGGAGATAGGGAGAAATGACAATTAGATTTACAAAGTACCTAAAAGATGCGGCTGTTTTTAAGCCAATGGATGAAAGTATTACAATAGAAGTAACGCCGGAAGATTTGAATTTAATTATTAGCGTAAGGGGCTTTAAGGAAACAACCAAACAGGGGCACTACTGGAAACGTACAGCCTATAACGAGGGTGAAGCTCTTGAAGTTATGAGATGATAGATTAGGCCCCCTCCAAATGGAAACAAACCCGCCCCGGAGGTCACGAGGGCAAAAAGGAGAGATGATTATGACATTCAAAATCACAATTAAAGAAATTCATGAAGCAGTTGTTGATATTGATGCTGAAAACTATTATGAAGCACTAGCAAAAGTTCAAACCGATTATTGGGAAAATCCAAACGATTATCTTCTTGAGCCAAAAGATACATTTTTTGAATAAAGCAAACGCCCCTCCTAGAAGGAGGGGCGTTAATTAATATATTAAATTTGATTCAGGCTAGGCCAACCGTTGCCCCATCCTGCGCAACTTAAAGTTACATTCAAATAAAGATTAGTGCCGTTCACATTTTGGTCATTTACATTAGTAATAGAGAGGGTTCCACTTGGCGTGATGCTCAAAGTGCAAAAGCTTGAATTACCATCAGTAGCCGCTACATATGCGCCATTTCTTACGCTGATAGTAACATTTGGGCGACATTCAGCGGGAAGTGTACAAATAACTTGGTTGTTGTTGATTTTACTAGAGCTAAATAAATACGCGCTAAGGTTTAGTAAACCCAATGTTTTGTTAAATTTAATGCTAAGTTTTTTTGACGGATCCCAGAAACTGTCACAATCAAAAGAATTAGTACCACGCCAATTTGCAATATTTGTATTAGTATTATTTATTGCGGAAAGAGCATTTCCAGCGGTTGTAGTGGCTTGGTTGGCAGCCGTAGAAGCAGCGCCCGCGGTAGTTTTTGCGGAGGATGCGTCGGCTGTCGCAGCACTGATATCAGATTCCGCCGTAGCGGTCCAAGCGTCAATTTTTCCCATATCCGCATTATAATCGGTGAGCCAATCGGGTTTGTCGGTACCTACAAACTGGGAAAGATCGAGGTTAGTTGTTTTATTTGTGCTTGCCATAATATTTTTCTCCTTTTAATTAAATTTTAGAACTCCAAGCATATTGGTATGCTGTCCAGTTTTTCGCTGTGTATGCAGATGCTGTGAGGGATAGAGCGTTGTATTCGTTCGCTGTGAGACCGTTTACTCTTAGCTGTTGTGACAAATCATTCATTGCCTGTTGAACAGAAGTAAACACACCTGTAATTGCTGAATATACGCCGTAAATAAGTTTATGCCATATGAAACGTGCGGAGGTTGCATAGTTAAAAGCTGTAACATTGTATGCCCTGTATTTTGTAGCGGTCAACCCAAGCCTTGCATATTCATACGCAGTAACACCAGTTTGCCGCACGCCTGCATACATATCGTTCAAAGTATTTTTTAAGCTGTCCACTTTATTGTACACAGGGTTATTGATAATGGTTTCGTCACCAAGTTTGTTTACAAATTCTTCCAATTTTTGGTTAACAATTGTTATCAAATAATTATAGAAAATTTCGTTATCTTTGTTAACCGTATCAATGATTCCCACAATTTTCTCATTAATTTCCTGCGTAAACTGTGCATACTGGTTTTCCAGGGTGCTAATTTTTCCGTCAACAGAACTTTCAAAATCGTCAATTTCTTTGCTAATCAGGCTCAGTTGCTCCGTTACATAATTTTTAACCCAATCTTCCGTTACGGGGGTGTATGTGTTAAGAGTCGCTATTACATCGTTAATAGCCCCCTGCAATTTACATAAAGCATCGTAATAAGAAAGCGCATCAGCATAAGCAGACGGTAAAGCGGGTGTACAGCATCGAACTACATTTAGAAAATCCATCTTCTCACCTCCTTTAGTAAAGTTTCATGAAGCAGTTTTGTATTTCCGGGTTGTTTATAATTTCCATGTCGATATTCAAGAAAGTTTCCCGGTAGTCTTTTAGCAACTCACTTAAATTATGATACATGTTTCCGCGTACTTTCTTCTCAAAATTTCGGTCACGCTTCTGTAAATTGTTTGCCGTGGAAGATGCAGACGAATCGTTCAAAGTTGCAGAAGTTAAATATTTTTCGTCAGCGATAGCACCATTATCTAACAACCCTTGCGGGGTATCACTATAAAGGCTTTTTCCGTCTGCTGTGTCTGTGCGCGTGCCGTCACTCTCAACATTTTCGAGCTCCATATTTGTTTCAACGTAATTATAAGCATTCAATGGGTCAAAGTCAAGTTGAGCACTCTTGTAAAGTTGGTTGTAGTATGGCATTATTTCATCCATAGTGCGGTTAAGATAAAGTTTAAAAAGCCCTGCTGTTTCTGCTCCAATTTCTCGCATCCAGTAATGAGTTACAAGTTTATTGTTAAGCGTATCGCGGTATTTTTCATCAAAAATCGGATAATCTTTTAAACCAATATCATAACCATTTTGAATAAGTTGTCTTAACTCAACCGTGTAATTACTCATTTTCTGGCTCACCGTCCATTTCAGGCACAATTGGAATTTCAGAATTAAACTCTACGCTTATGTTAGTGCCCCACATTTCGTTTATTTTTTCGCACGCCTGTTTTCGTTCATATAGGTAAGATTCACGTATCATTTCGAGCGAACCAAACGGGGCGGCGGCTTCATTTGCAACAAGCCTTTCCCGTTTATCTGTGAAAGCTGAAACAACACCAAGACTTGTAAGCGCTTCATTATAAATTTCCGTTTTAACGCTTAGTAAATCGCGTGCAATGAACGGGATGTCCAAGTTAATAGGCTTTATGCTGTCAAGGTTCAAGGATTTATCACCGTAAATAAACGGTTGACCGCCGTCCAACTTCATAATCAAGTTTTTAAGCGATAATCTTTCTTTTTCGTTGCACGCAATAAAGGCCGAGAATTTTTGTAAATTAGCGTTCGTCTCCGCATTGCGCTGAATTTCATACAGCTTTTTTGCATACTCATTTATAATGTAAGCATCACCAGTTCTTGCCATGTTATTAAAAATAAGCACACTGTTAGATTCATCCAGCATTCTAAAGGGAGTGCCATTTGCGGCAATTGCGCTTCGTTCAGACGGTACTCCGTACCAGTTGAGAGGACCGGTGTATGCAACCCCCAGGCCAAAAAATTGGTCTAGACTATCTTCATAAAAAACCAGCGCTGAACCTTGTGTAATGAGCATCAATTCGAGGTATCGAATATCAATCCCTTTTGGCACATTTTCCCATTTAAACCGGGCTAGTGCAATGTTGAGCAATCGAATTGTGTATTCGTTGTATGTCACATTGTTAAGTGCTAAAGAATCAAAAAACTGATAATCTCTACCACCTATTCCTTTTCTTGCCATTATCACACCCCCTAAATAATAGAATTATCAAGAGCATAATTCTTGATATCGTTTGTGTGCCAAAATGTAACACCCGTTTCAAATGCCTGTTTGATTCGATTGTGAGCCACAACGGGAATACTGTCTATTAAATTAGCTTCTGTGCATTTTACAAAATTCCATGAACGGCGTCCATACAAGTTAGGCACTTTTGTTTGAAGTGTCTTATACCCGTACATTGTAAAATAATCGTCAATGCGTTTTGCAAACTCATATCGAATGCACTTTGGAAAATACACAAAATCAAAGTACCCGTTATTATAAAATGCGCTTGCATTTCCTGTGTTACCTCTCGCACTATCGGGGATTATTTTATGTTGTTCAACACTAATTAAAGCGTTTCCCACACTGGAAACTGCGCCAACCGCGCTTTGGACTGCTGAATCCCAGTTCCCCGTCCCTATTCCAGACGCAACCCCAAGCACACCACCAATGCCATCTACAATAGCATTAAAATTGATTCCCATTTGATTTTGCGCATACCAGTTTTTAAATGTGTCGTTAATCCATGAACAGGTCGGATATGCGCTTGTTGTTATTGTTTCATCATAATTAACATTTAAACCCTTATATGCACGCGGGATAGCGACAACGGGAGCGGAACCGCCAAGTGCACTAAACAAATTAAAAGGGCCGTTTTTTTCTAAAAAGTTTGTGTCAAAATATTCGTATCTATATTCTTTTTCAGAAGAACCGGGGGAACACACATTTAAAGTGCGGTAAGGATAAGCATACATTTTATTATTTTTAGGTGTATAGCCATCAAGAGGGGCGAAAACATTTTCCAGCTTTCTACTCATAATATCGCGCACACCTGCAATATTTACCCATCCGCTACTAGGACTTTCGCTTGTAACCCCTATTAAATCCAGCGGGAACATATAAATACTTACGATAGCGTCCCCTTTACCGCTTTTTGAATATTCATCAACAAAATTTGAAGCTTGTTGCCATGCATCGGCTTTATAATAACGGTATGCCAACGCGTTGAATGAGTAATCTAGAAAACTTGAAGTAGGTGCACCGTCCAAACGTTCCGATACAGCTATGATTATCCCCGGTGTAAAATCATACAACCGATTACTTATCAAGTTTACAACACCCGTATTATAAACATATTCCCCCGTTTCCAGATTTTCGGGTACAAGATTAATTCCAAATGTATCATCATTTGTATGTTCCCGCTCAACAAACGATATTTTTAAAGTATCATCAGCAAACCACGTTTGAAAAACATCTTGTTCAAAATACACGTCGCTTTTATTTTCATTCTGAAAACGAATGTCTGTGATAAAGTTGAAATACCATCGATTGTTATTTCGGTAATACATGTAATTGCAGTTTGCAATTGTTTCATAATTTGCAGGAAACGAAACAAATTTATCGTCTCGCTGATAAGTTGCACCGTCAAGCGTTGCAACAATTTTTGTGGAAAGAAAAGAAAGACGTTCTTCCATATTCTGGAACAATCTAACATGCGCATAATCGTTCCCCCATGGGATGCCTGCACACAGATAAATTGTAGTATTGGGATTTATTGCCATTTTCTTCTCCTTTTATATTTGCCGGGCGGATAACACCGCCCGGCTATAAACATTTATGATTTAGTTGCGGTTGCTGTGCCGGTTTTGGATTTATCAAAAACAGAAGTGGCTGTAATAGTAATTGTGCCTGTTTCTGCTTCACCGAAATACAACAATCCGTCACGAGCAATATTTGTGGTTGCGTCGGTATTTCCTTTGATAGTCCACGTTACACCCTGCGGGTATAGTCCAGTGCCCGTAACATTAGCTTTCATTTGAGTTGCCGTGCCTTGAGCATAATTCGTCGTTGCGGACGTTACTTCAACTTCCGTAATTGTGGGTGCTGTGGTAACAAATGCAACCGCATTCGCAAACGGGCACACGGCCATGATTCTCCAGTAGTGCGCCCAATACTGCCAGTACAGGCCCTGCCCGTTCATATCGCGCGTGAACTTTTGCAAAGCATCCCATACCGCATAGAAATCTTCATCAATCAGAATCGCGTGCGTGTCCTGAATGGGGATTTCATCCACAACGATAACACGGTATTGAACTTTCGCGGGTTCAAGATTGAACAGGGTGCTATAACCAAGCACTGCCAAGTATGCATCGGTGTCTGCATCAATGATAAGAACCTGCTTTTCTTTCGGAGTGGCAGTCAGCACGCCCAAGCTGTTGTAATCCGAGCGCATAAAAGCCATCTTGTTAGAAACAGCTTTCATTTTCGCAAGGGCCATGTGCGCGGAAGTATTATCCGTTACTTCATCAATTACTTCAACAGCGAACTTGCCAGCCGTGCCATACTGCGCAAGCAGATTTTTCATGGTGGTAAATTCATCCAGTTCCGCGCCCGTGTACATAGCATTAAATACAGAACTGATAAAATCGCTAAGGCCCTGCCACGACATAAACGCTTGTCGCAACATATCATCGGAAATAGTTTGCTTATAAAATACCTGATAGTTAAGTTTTGCGAAAGCGGTGTTGACATCGGGAATCTCCCGTTTCATCCACTCTTCTTCGGCCTGCGCCGGGTCAAACTGGTGTGCTTTTGCAAGATTGGTGTAAACAAGCTCCACAGTGTCGCCGTATTCCAGAATTCCCTTTTTAAGCACCCGCATAGGGTTAGTAAACAAACGATACGTAATCCATACGCGGCCGATAAGATTTACAAGGGTATCTACAAAAGCGTTTTGCGTGGGCTGATAATCCAGCACAGCCGTGCCAAATTCCCGAATATTATCTTGCGTCACCTGCGGGAGCCGATTATCAAAGCTGGGATTTTCCGCTACCATCTGCGCGCGAAGCGCGGTTAGAATCTGCGGTGCATTATTGGTTACACTTGTCAAAACTTTTGCACTTTTCATTTTTCAATTACCTCCTCATTAAAAATGGATTTAATCTTTTCCGTTTCGTCTTTGATGTCGTCGAAATCATCATCTTTCAAATCTTCAACATGCTTTCTAACAGCATCACGGCCAGTCAAAACGCGGGTAACATAATCACGCTTAAAATCCCTAAACGCATTGGAAATTTCGTCCATTTTATCAGACATTTCTTTCCAGTAACGTTCCATTCCCTCTTGCTCATCTTCACTATCATGGAGCCTGCGCAAATCTTCGCGCATGTCGTCCGTCATGCCGTCCTCACTATTGTAAAGACGGTCAATAAATTCACGGGCTTCGCTAAGTTTCATTTTTAGTTTTCTCCTTTCACTTTCAAGTTTGAAATAGCGTCTTTCAATTCAATGTACGCTTTCGTATTATCCGCAAGAGCATTTGTAAAATTTTCTTCACTTTCCGCATGCGCGCTCATCTGTTTGACATTCAGCCAAACAAGAACGCCACACATTACAATCGGAAATCCGAGCGTACTAACTATCTGTGTCATTACCGTGTAATCCATTTTCTCACACCCTTTTATTAGCAAATTCATTTGCTAAAATTTGGAAATCTGCAACAGTCTTTTGTGAGTACAAAATATTACAACATTTTCGCACACCAAGAAAAATCCCGTACATCATACCCACTTCTTTAGAACTCGCTTTTTGATAATTGATGTAGCTTTCAATATAAAGTGCTTTCAATTTTTCACACATTAGGAAGATCACTCAAATCTTTATTAAAGATTTTAAGAACTGCTACGTCTGTAATATCCTGCCAGTAATTCCAGCTTCCGAACTCCTGCACTTTGTTAAGGTCGTCAGGTTTTACGCGGAACTTTCTCTTATTGCCAAAGTATACATAATTTTCGGAGTCATTGCTTGCAGGGCTGTTGATTGTATGCCCGTTTTCAGCGAAAACAACAATAAGCATATTTGCGGTAAAATCGGTCGGCATTGGTGGCTCACCTCCCCCGTATTCCACTTCATAACGCCCAACAATGTTAGGAAAACCATCTTCGGGCGTTACAAGATTATTTGTAATCCCGCGCCCAACGTGCCATTCTTCATGACAATGTGGGCCGGTTGTATTACCAGTCATTCCGAAGTTTCCGATGGGAGTTCCGGCTGAAACAGAATCACCGACTTTTACAAGGCGTTCCGCGTGGTGCGCAGTCAACACAGTACGGTTAAGAGCTGGATAGTAAATCGCAATGAAATTTCCCCACGACCAGTTTCCCCCTGTGCCGTATTCGCTACGCAAGACTTCGCCGTCACCAATTGCCCGCACCATTGTATCACCCATTACCCCGGAAGCGTCCCGCGTATTCCAGTCTTTTCCCCGGTGCGAACCTCCAAAAACCTGCGTAACATTTACAAGTGGGTTAGCTGTAATCCAAGTTGTGTAAGCCATTGTTTTTCTCCTTTTAGATAATTATTTTCAACATGCTTTTAATTTCATGCTGAATTTTTTCATTTTCGTAAGCAAGTGTACCCGTTTCCAGTGCTTCTTTTATTCTTCTAAAAAACGGATGCCGTTCATACTGCTTTACATATTGAATTGACTTGTTGATACTTTCTTTATCTGGTGTAAAAACCATAGTATTATAAGGGTCGTAATCGTATGATATGATTGTCATACCCGTGTCGTAGTCGAACCATACACCATATTTTTTGTCTCTCCATACGAGGGTGAAATAAAACCGCGTATTTTTACCTTTTTTCATTATCTGTGCTTCATCATCAAGATAGAATTTATTATCCACAGAATATTCTGCATATCCCAGTGCGCGTGACATTTGCCCGAACCTTGTATTTTCTTTCGCTCTTTTAAATTCTGGGCTTGTTGGAACTACCTGTAAAAGTATGTTATCTCTTACAACTGCATTTTTATTTTTCGGCAGTGATAAATCCCATTGTATAAAATAAGGGTTAGCCATTGAAATTGCGTTTCCGAGCATAAATAAAATAACATCGTCCCGCATTCTGGCTATTGTATCGTACAAATCGAATAAAAGGAAAGGCTCATTGCGCAAATAAGATGAATGCGGTTTATCTATAATAAATTCTTCAAAAATCAAATTTGAAATATCGGGAAAAGCACTTGATTTATAATCACTTGCTTTCGTTAACGCGAAAGTGTATCCGGCCAACTCCTCATTTATGTACCATTGACCACCGTCATACTCTATTTTGGTGTCGGGAAAAACTTGATTTTTAATAATGTCGTTGAAATATTTGTCAGCGGTTTTTAATAGCTCATCTTTGTATCTCCGAATATAACCGAACTGTTTACCCTTTTTCAGAAAGTCTCTAATCGCTTTGATTTTCCATTGGTAGGATTTACCGATTCCACGACCTCCAAGCACAATGTTGAAAAGTGCGTTATAAGATAACGTATTATTTATATCATAATACATAGAATCACCTCAACAGGATTTACAGGCAGAAATATTATAGCTTGCAAGGCCCGATGTTACAGACGGACGGTTTCACCCGTTGCACCCCGCTGTAAATACTATTTACATTTCCTGTAAATCCTATTATAATCATACCTGTAATTTACAAATTATGCCATGGATTTTTGTTGTTAAATATGGATAATTGATTCATAAATCTTCTAGCTTCCATCCGTTCATTTTATTTAAGTTGAATTCGCAAAGTGGACATTTTACTTCAACTATTTTCTCTAGATTTATTTTTAACTCTTTGTTTTCACGTTCAATCCGATTGATTTTAATAATTGCTTTTGCGAGTTTCAAACTAATTTCATCATATAAACCGCACATCTCATTATATTTACGCTCCATGATATCATTTTCCTCATAGATTCTTTTAATGTCTTTCATAAAATCACCCCCTTATATTAAACTCTTTATCGACCAAAACAATTCCCCCGTCAACGTGAACGGGCATAAGTTTCCCGGTATACGTTGCGCACGGATGAAAGTTTTCCCATGTTACCTGCTCCTTTCCCTTGTCTGGCAAGCCCGCGCAAGTAACATGTAATTTACCATCTATTTCTTCAATGTATGTTTTCGGCCTTAAAAATCGTGCTCTTGTAAAATGACTTTCGTGTGCCCACGCACCGAGTTTATAATCATCTATCTCGATGAACTTTTTAATATCTTCTACGGGTAAAGTTGTATGAATACTATCAGTGTCGCTATAAATGTACATGTCCTTGTCGTATTTTTCTATACTGTATTCCTTTATTTTCTGACTGGTTTCAATTGTGTATCTACGTGCGTGCGCGGTTATAAAAGCGCCTACCGGAAGATACAGGGCTTCTCTTGTCTCCGGTGGAGAAGTCCTGTATTTAACTATTCCTTTGTCAAGATACGGATGTTTTTTAGCACAAATAGGGTCAAGCGCGAATTTTCCATACAATGAATTTAGCATGATTTTTGACCAATTACGCATAGTTGGATTGTGTTCTTTACCTGCTTTTATTTTCTCCTGCATCCATTTATCAATGTACTTTTTAAACAAATCTTTTGATGCTCTAAATTTCCAGCCACGAATATATTCTAAATTGTAAACGTTGTAATGTTTTAAAAACAACTCTAAATCTACATTTGTCAGGCAAAGCGGAACAATATCTCCGTTACTCGATGTTACATATTCTGTTTGCACAAATCTACTATTCCCTTTTAATTGAATTGTCGGTAAATAGCCCTCTTTTAACTCAAATTCACATTTAAACAGTTGAATATATAGCGGGCGTTCTGAATCGTAAATGTATTCACCATCGTAAAATTTCGGCTCGCCCCAAGGCAAATCACAGTAATACATGCGGGATGGATACAGGCTATTCACATCGAATACATTACCCTCACCTACATCTTTATCCGCGTATATCGGATTTAAATAAGTGAAGCCGCCTTTATAAGCCTTGCGTATATCCTTGTCGTAATTCGGTTCAGGAAACAACGTTCTAAACCTCTTTTTCCCTATGATGCTTTTAAAATCTTCCAGGGCGCAGCTTCCTTGTGTCAATTTTTCAAAACCCATTTTAAAAATACGGTCAAGCGCTAAAGACATAATCTGTACGTCATGTTTCAAATATTCAGTTTCTCCTTTCGTTAAAATGTGGTTTGTTCCACGTGGAACATTATAATCGATTTCAAGTTTCTGAATATCCAAGTGGAATGCTTTTGCTATTTCATCAACCGAATAGTTTAACAGTTTCATACTGTCCCGCAATTCCAAACTATTTCCATTTTCAAACCGTATCTTTATTTTATAAAACTGGCCCACATCGGATATAAGTGCATTGAATTGCTTATTGTACAATTTTTTACTTTCAACATATTCATAACCATGCTTTAATAGATAGCTGATACAAAATTCCCCGTCAAATTTAAGGTTATGGAAATATAAAATTAAATTTCCACTTTCTTCGCATGTTTCAAAGAAACTTTCTATACTGTTTCCTATTACAATGTTATCGATAACACCTATTTCGCATACACCCCAAGCCCAAACCCTGCAATCATTTTTGTCCGTGGTAGTCTCAAAGTCCGCTGTAAACATTACAAATTTAAAACCGTCAAAGCATTTTCAATTTTATTTATCATAGCATTTATAGCTTCTTCACCATATGAATATTCAATTTCCAAGTATGAGCCATAGAACGGGTCTTGACTTGCGAAATAAAAATCTGTACCATTTATTTTGCTTATCCTGTCAACTAACTTATCACCAGCCGCACCGAAATTATTTTGAATCGCTTTAATATAATTTCTTTTATAACCATCATCCAAAAAAGTTAAATAACCGCTACGCCCACGATTTTGTGCAGTTTCCAACCTTTTTTTGACTTCCATCAACGTCCTGCCAGTGCCTTTTGTAATGGGCCTTAAACTTTCTTGTTCAATCGTGTAAAATGATCCTCTGCGCTGTGCTTCCAGAATTTCAAACCTTTTCGTGGTTTGCTTATTCGCTTTCTTAATGGCACGTTCGACTTGTTCGCGGACAAACAGCGGAACTTCCAAACTGCTACCTGCTTTGTATTTCACCATTTTCTGCTTTTCAGGTTTTGCCAGTTCTTGTAAACGGTTCAATTCACGTGCTATTTCTGCGTCTGTCCTGCCACGCATTACTTCTGTGCGTGTCAACGTATCGAGAATTTTAAACGCTTCGTTTTTCGATTGTAATTGTAACAAGCGTCTATTGTATGCACGAATTTCTTTGTCGATATCTTTAGTTCTTAAATTCCCAGCGGTGTATTTCATCTTTCAACACCTACTTTCTAAATAGTGCGCCCCGGTTACCCGGGGCGCTGTTTTCTCTTACTCGAAATCCAAAATCATAATTTTCGGACGTACACTTTCGCCGATCTTTGAACAAGTAATGAATCCGGACTTAACATTAATTCTATTCATGCCCTCATCAAAATCAGTCAAATCAACATCTTTTCGGAAAAAGACTGAATAGAACATTCTGTCTCCATCGCTGTTTTTCACGGAAGTAGAAGCGTAAAGTTTCCCATTACTACCGGTTTTTACCCAAAAAGTCAGCTCGCCTTTAACATCGAAAATTGTTTCTACGCGTTCTTTTGTTTCTGCTTTCTTTTTATAAGCCATTTTAATTACCCCTATTCTAAAATTAATCGGTTACAAGCGTACCGTGTTCTTTTACGATTTCTGCGCTGATTTCATAAGTGTTGTGAACTTTCTCTTTATTTGCAATGCCGATAAACTTTTCGCCCTTGGCTTTCATTGCCTTTTTGAAATCCGAATCATTCTCGTAAAAACCGTCCATTGTTTCAACACAGAAATTCCCGTCTTTCTCCTTGATAACGCTATAAATACGCCCCTCATAAATCTTTACTTTCATTTTAAATATCTCCTTTTAATTTTGTGATTATATTATAAACGGCATTTATTAAATCGTCAACCCTCCTTTTAAACTTTTCTGCCGTTTCTGACTTTAAACATACCCCTGCACATAATACGCTTTATAGGGACAATTTTCGCACATAATACGCTTTATAGGGACAATTTTCGCATTTATCAACTGTATCTTCTGTTTCTTTTACATCTTTTATGGTATCAGAAATTTCATATAAAGCATCTCTTATTTGTGCAAGTGCGTTTATCAGACCTATGTCTATCATTTGTATAAGCTCTCCCCTCTACTGCAAAAATCATAAAGATTCGGATTTCTAAGGCCGTGATAGTTTCGGCATTCGCTGCCTTTAATATTCGCGTAAAAATGTTTGCAGTCTCTACACCTGATAATTTTGACTTTTTCTTCGGTTCTGTCTTTTATATCTTTTTTATGTATAAATTGAATTACAATGGCTTGAATGGCTAATATCATCAACCCTAAAATAATGCCTAACCCTATGGAACGTAGCCCTAAAACAAAATCTTCGTACATTTTATCACAACTTTCTTGAAATTAAAAACACAATTATAACAAACGTTAAAATTCCCAATATGTACGCTAATACGAGCATCTTTATAAGGTTAGTTAAACTGATAACCAACATTTTAATCCTCACAATTTCTATATGCATCTTTTAAAATTCCATCTTCCCAGTAAACCAACCTGTGCTCCCCATCATTCATGTGCACAAATCCATATTCAACATCAGATAACATGTTTACACCGTCTACCATTTGTAAAGCGCTGTCAAAATCTATTCCTGCAGTTTCGTTTAAAAATGCAATGTGTTCTTTTTTAAGTTTCATTGTAGTACCTCCGCTTGATGTAGTGCTTGTACATTAATAATTCTCCTTTTAAATCAGTTATCAGCAATTCTAAAGCAGTGCCCCCCATTGCTCGGCCATAGCATAAGCTATTCCCGGAAATGTCTTTGCCCGGTTTTTTGCTCTGTATTCGCTCGGCGGCATTTTCCATATCCTCTGCTCCCGTCCTTCAACAATTTTTGTCGGTATGAGCGGCGGCAACCCTTTCAACCAAAGGCACGTTTTCTTTGTTTCACCATGCCCAAACTGCCACGGCTGTATAATCTGGTCGGGTTTTCTCCAAACCGTTGACATGATTCCAACCGGATTTTCGATTGCAATTTTTGAACAGTCAGCATTTGCAAATTGCATGAAGAAATCAATTGCCGCCTGCTG